AATACAGGGCCCGCCTACCAAGTTCCATTCACAGGATGGGGAGCAAGTTATTGGGGTTCAGGTCCTTGGGGTACTGGCGGATCAACCAAAAACAATTTGCAAATTTGGAATGCCTATAACTTTGGCCAAAATCTTTTGTTTGGTCCTGCTGGCGGGGGTATTTATTATTGGACAGCCCCAACACTTACCAATCCGGGCGTTTTATTAAGTAGCACAGGTGGTACTGTTACCATTACAATTGCCTCCCCAGCCGTCATTACATCGTCTGTTAATTTGCCCAATGGTAGCTCCATTCAGCTTGGGACAACCGGCGCTTTGCCAAGCGGGTTGTCTACCAATACAACCTATTACGTTATCAACGTATCCGGCACTACCTTTAATCTTGCGGCAACCCCCGGTGGAACGGCAATTAACACAACTGGAACGCAATCTGGCACGCAATCAATATCGCTATTGGGCGATGTGCCTCTGTTCCAAAACTACTTACAGGTATCTGACGCATCTAATTTTGTGCTGGTGTTTGGTACAAATGCGCTTGGCACAAGTACGATCGACCCTATGCTGATCCGCTGGTCTGACCAGCAAAATCCTTTGGTCTGGTATCCTGACATTACCAACCAAGCGGGTGATGTGCGCTTGTCTCACGGCTCAAAAATTGTTACGGCGCTTCAAACCCGCCAAGAGATTGTTGTTCTTACCGATCAGGCCATCTATTCATTGCAATACCTTGGGCCTCCTTATGTTTGGGGCGTTCAACTGCTCTCTGAGAACATCTCCATCATTGGACCAAATGCCGCCGCACTGGCGTCTGGCGTGGTCTATTGGATGGGTATTGACAAGTTCTATATGTACGATGGACGCCTACAAACGCTCAATTGCGACTTACGTCGGTATGTTTTCCAAAACATTAACACTGTTCAAAACGAACAAGTTTATTGCAGTACGGTAGAGGGCTTTAACGAAGTCTGGTGGTTCTATGTGTCTGGCTCTGGCACGCAAATTAACAGCTATGTTGTGTACAACTACATCGAACACACTTGGTATTACGGCACAATGGCACGTACCGCATGGCTAGACACTACGCTCCAGTCTAATCCTATTGGCGCCACCTACAACGGGTATTTGTGCAACCAAGAAAGTGGCTTGGACGATAACGAAACCGGCACACCCCAACCAATCGACGCATACATTTCGTCTTCTGAATTTGACATCTCCGACCCTACTGGAGATCACTTCGCATTTATCACGAAGGTCTTACCGGATTTAACATTTGAGAACTCAACTGCCTCTAGTCCGACCACCACAATGACCATATCGTCATTTATCAATTCGGGTTCTGGTATTAGCCAATCTGTGCCCAATTCAGTGTACAGCGTCAACATCAATGGCAATCCTGAAACATTCACGGGCTACGTATATACCCGCATCAGAGGGCGCCAATTTATCTTCCGCATGGAGTCAAACCAGTTGGGTACAACTTGGCAGTTGGGTGCTCCTCGATTTGATGCTAGACCAGACGGCAGAAGGTGAGCATAATGGCTACCAAACCAATCAATCCTGCCCCACCCAACTTGCCGTTGGCGCCGGTTCAGTACGATCCTCAATATGGCGAAAAGCTGACCAATACACTGCGTTTGTTCTTTAACCAGTTAAATTCGGCACTCACCATACTGACCAACGCATACATCACAAACACTACTATTTATACAGTAGCGACCTTGCCAACGGCTTCGACAACCAACGCAGGCACTAGGACGTTTGTATCCGACTCAACAACCACGACGTTTGGCGCAACAGTGACTGGCGGCGGTACAAATACTGTGCCCGTGTACTCAAATGGTACTAGCTGGAAAGTGGGCTAAATGGTAAACTTAAACAAATTCTTGGAGCAAGCATGAGCTTCTTTTCAAACCCAATAGCCAACATATCTGGCGGCATTCACGACCTTGGCAAAGGCATTGCCAATGCTACTAAAAATCCATTGGTGGATATGGCTGCTGCTGCCGCTTTAGATTATTTTACTGGTGGAGCTGGTGAGCTTGTTGGCAGTGGCGGTTTATTTGATGCTGGATTAGGAGCGGCAGGAAACGCAGCGCTTGTGACTGGCGGAATTGCAGGTCTTGCTTCAGGAAATTTGGCTCAAGGTTTGATGGCGGGTATGGCCGGATATGGTGGCGCAAGTCTTGGCGAAGGCTTAGGCATGGGCAATTACAGCACCAACGCTCTTAACTCGGCCAATACAGCAAACGAACTTTCTGCGGGTTACCAAGGTACTGGCAATCCAATGGGAGGCCCAACTCCCGCACAGCCTGTTAATGCTCCTGCAAACGTAGCGGGGGATCTGTCCCCCAATGCCGCACCACAAATTTCTCCAAATGCGTCTTCTGGCACGGGTTTAAAAATGCCTACGGGCTACACTGCGCCAACTACCACACTGCCCAGTCTTAGTACTGAAGTGCCAAAACAATCTCCGTTTAGCCAATTGACCAGTTGGTTTGGAAAGCAGGACTTACCGACACAGTTGGCGCTGGGTGCCGCAGGTGTGTACGGCCTCAAATCTTTGGCCACACCCCAAAAGCTAAACGCACCAAATGCTCCTGACACAAGATTTGTGAAATACTATAGTTACAACCCGATGGGCGGGTATGGGTATCAAGGCCAAACCCCTGCTGTACAAGCGGCTTCTGCCGCTACTGGTGGGCTTGTAGCTTTGGCCAAAGGCGGTGGCGTTCACCATTATGACGATGGTGGTAGTGTTGCATCTGATCCAGTAGCCGCAGCTATTGCGGCAGGAACTGCGGGCTTTGCCCCCGGAACAACTGCGCAAGACGTGGTGACTCAATACGGTCTTAATGCCACTCAAGCACAACAAGTCGCACAAAATCTTGGCTATACAGGCGATTTAAGCGGTTTAAATTATGGTACTCCAGCCGCAGCTGCTAGCCCTTCGATTAGTGCTTCGTTCTTCCAGCCCGGCGGGCAAGGTGCTCAAATAGCTGCGCAAGAAGCTGCAAATGTTGGAGCTGGCGCTCCTGCTGGCGTTTCTGCTGCCGCCCCTCAATATACACAATATTCGCCAACTCAAATGGCGAATTACATTCAAACATCTGGACTTGATACATCTGATCCAGCGGCTTTAGCTGCGGCAATAGCACAAGCCCATGCCGATCCCGCTGCCGTGCAAAAATTCCTTGCTTCTGGAGCTGACCCATATTCGGCACAAAGTTTGGCCAATCCCTTGCAAGCAAACGTAACAAACTTTGATGCGCAACTTGGTACAAAGGGCGCTACCACTGATATTAAAAATGCTGTATATGCAGCTCAAGCTGCGGCAGGAGTTCCGGGAGGAACAGCAAATAGCATTGCGGCAAATACACAACTTGCACACGAAATGGATGCTTGGGGGGTAGACCCCGGCGCTATGGCAAACGCTGTTGGCATGTCAAAAGACGCTATTCAAGCTTTGTATAACCAAGTTAATCCAAACGGTAAATATTCCACAATACCAAAAACAATTACAAATACCATTACCAATACTATAACGGGTGGTGGCGGAGGTGGCGGTGGCGGACCCCAAACATCTACAATTCTTCCAACCAACCCACAGACCAACGCACCCGCAGGGACAAAAAACCCATACGGAAATATAAATAATCCGGGCGATTTGACGTACAACCCCAACGGCACAACAACTGTGACGCCCAATGTTCCCGGACGCCCTTATGGAGGATTTTCAGGTGTGGGTGAAGTGACCAATGCCTATACTGCTGGCGGTGGTAGTACAGGTTATACGATTCCAACGTATCAAAACATGGATCAATTTAATGCTGCAAATAACACTTTGACCGGTGGATCAAAAGCAGCGTATGACTACTTGATGGGCAAAACTCCTTGGAATCCGTTGCCAACCACGCCAACAGGACAAGTGTCGGTTCCTTACGCACAATTGATGGGCCAGCAATTAAGCCCACAATATCAAGTGAGCACGCCACAAATATACGATCCAACAACGCACACATACATAACTAATCCTAATTATGATCCCGCATTTAGCGCAACCAAAGACTATCTGGGCGTTCAACAAACAGGTTTGACCAATCCAAATGCGCTTAAAGTTTTAGGCTACACAAAACTTGCCAATGGCGTGATGGGGTATCCTAATGGCGACGGAACTTTTACTGGGGCAGATGGTAAAAAATACAACGCTGATGGTACTATTTTTGGAAGTACCACAAATAGCTCTAGCTCAAGCAGCTCTTCTTCCGATGGATCTTTGAACAACGCTAAAGGCGGTTTATTAGGTCTTGCCAGTGGTGGCATGTCAGTTGGTCACTTGGGAGGGTATTCAGATGGTGGACGTTTGTTACGTGGTCCGGGTGATGGCGTCTCGGATTCAATCCCTGCTACTATTGGTGCTACTGATCCTGAGCCTGCTCGCCTTGCTGACGGTGAATTTGTGGTTCCTGCTCGGATCGTTTCTGAATTAGGCAACGGTTCAACAGAAGCAGGCGCTCGTCAACTCTACAAGATGATGGACCGTATTCAAACCGCTCGTCGCAAAACAACAGGTAAAGATGCCGTTGCGACCAATACCAACGCACACAAATACCTTCCCGCATAAGGAAACAACATGAC